GTTCTAAAGTATAACGAGTACTTCGAGGGTTTATAATACGAGGTGCTTTATCGACATTGCACTTCTCGAATTTGATGAAAGTTTTCAAACGGGCGTCTTCATTAGTTAAGGGTTCAAAAGAAAGAGAATCCATAGCTTCCCGATAGAGTCGTTGTTTTTGGCCAGTGTACATTTCAACCACTTCAGAGCGGGAATACACATGGGCAATATGACGATTCTTTCGGACCATGAAATTGCGAAATTTCATAATACCAGCACTTACAAAGACGTTTCGTTGAGGTTGAATGGGTGTTGTCAGCACTCCATCAACCTTAAGATTCAAATACCTCTCCGTGAGAGCGATACACGCCGCCCTCAAGGTATTGTTGTACACTCCGAATTCACTGTCTCCCAGAACGTTTGGGAGGGCGTGGTAAATTCGTGCTCGGGGGACATCCTCATACGGTCTCACAACCAAACGCTTGTCGATTGTCCCACCAATACAATCGACAGCTGTGAGCCGCAAAGGACCCCATCACTTACGAGCATACACACTGGGCTTAATACCCGGTGTGATGCTAAAGTACAGCTGAACCGCTTCATCAACGTGTAAGTGTATATCCACTGTCCGAAAATGATGCTCGCGCATCTTCTTCATCAAGTGCTGGGCACACAAACTACGATTAGCTTCAGTATCAGATAACTGATAATACTTAGCTCGTAGAACATTGACTAAAGCGACCACACAGTAAGCCACCGCACGTTTTCTCCGACGTCGAGGTTTGCTCAAATGTTTGGAAAGCCGTTCTCTTTTCTCAGCGATAAGGGTTTCTTTTGAAGGTTTGGAACTCCGGACTGGTAGCTCAAGTGGCGTCGTCCCAACAACAGGACAATCAACTTCACCAACTTGCAAACTAGCTACAACCTCTAGTTTGTCCTCACAGTCTTCGTCCTCAGGCTCTGTTAGATCGTTACCAATCAAATCAGATATGCCTTCAGCATAGTTCCTAGCTTCAACGAGGTCTTGGAATTCACAGTCGTCATCTAGCATAGCTACCACAACTCTACGCCGTACTGTGGTGAATTCCCATTCCGCAACATCTTCTTCTCCATAGCAGCATGGTGTAAACATGTTCATGAAGAATTTCTTAATCTTTTCAAGTCTTGTTAGCTCTGTGGTAACTACAGGGAGATAGTTCCGTTCGACTTTGCCGTAGCAGTTGTATCGATCTTGTCCTAGAATTGTGTCCATAGTGAAAAGTTAAAGGGAAGTGCTTTTTACTTCAAGCGGAAGGGGAAGGTGCAGCTCCCACTGCTCCATGTTGTTTGCCACCATGGTCGTGGTTGGG